AAATACAACAACATTAAATATCAATATATTGCTTTTTGTGGCAGTACAGCTTTAATTAAACTTATATGAGTTTTAAAACTAAAAAATATCAAGTGATAAAAGGGGCTCTTTCTAAAGAGCTCTCTGAATTTATATTTAGATATATGTTGGTGCAAAGACAAGCCGTTGATTTTATGGTGAAATATAATCAATTGAATGTCTTTAATCCTTTTATAGGAACCCGTGAAGATCCACAGGTCCCGGGTTGTTATTCTAAATATGCAGATTGGGCCATGGAGACTTTACTTTTAAAGATGATTCCTATTATGAAAAAGAAAACAGGGCTAGATTTAATTCCTACTTATACCTATACCCGAATATATGAAAACGGTAATATTTTAAGAAGACATAAAGATCGACCCAGCTGTGAGATCTCTACAACGTTGCATTTAGGAGGAGATGAATGGCCTATCTTTCTTGATCCATCAGGGGGAGACTTTGTTATTGATGAATTTAAACAAACTATTAAACCAGGCGCCCCTAAAGGAATACAAGTCAATTTAAAGCAAGGAGATATGCTTATTTATTCAGGGTGTGATCTAGAACATTGGAGAGAACCTTTTCAAGGCAAAGTATGCTCTCAAGTTTTTCTACATTATAATCATGCTAATGGACCTTACGCTAAGACTAATCTCTACGATAAGCGCCCAATCTTAGGCATACCAAAGAGTTGATCTCCTCAAAAATATAGTATATTCATATCCTAAACGGAATTTTGTATGCTACAAAAGATAGGATTTTTACCCGGATTCAATAAACAAGTTACGCCAACGACAGCCGAAGGGCAGTGGATTGCTGGTGACAACGTTCGCTTTAGGTATTCTACCCCTGAAAAAATAGGGGGATGGTCTCAATTAGGAGAAGATTATCTAACAGGACCAGTTCGAGCTGTCCACCATTTTGTAAATAAGAGTGCTATTAAGTATGCAGCTCTTGGAACTAATCGAATTTTATATGTTTATACTGGTGGTATCTTCTATGATATTCACCCTATTAAAACGACTAGCACTTTAACTAATGCTTTTACTACTACGAATGGATCGAAGTCAGTTTACATTACCCTAAGTTCTACTGTCGGATATAACGCAGGAGACATTGTTCTTCTAGATAATTTTACAGCTATTACGAATTCAAATTATGATGGTGATGATTTTAACGATAAGAAGTTTATGATCACAAGCATTGTAAGTTCAACGCAAATTGAAATTACGATGCCATCAGCTGAAACAGGATCAGGAGCCACGACTTCAGGTGGTATTAGACTTCAACATTACTATCCTGTAGGACCTGCACAACAACTTGGTGGTTTAGGTTGGGGTATTGGTCAATACAGTGGAACGGTTTCAGGAGAAGTAACAACAACTTTAAATGGAGCTTTAGGAGATGATGCTTATGGAACTGGAGGATCAGGAACTTCAATTACTTTAGCTGATGCTTCTGCTTTTCCTTCTTCAGGAACTTCTTATATTCAAGTAGGCACAGAAGAAATTTCTTACACAGGAGTTTCAGGAAATGATTTAACAGGTATTACCAGAGCCGTGAGAAACACTACTCGTGCAGCTCACTCCGATGGAGCAACTGTAACCAATACAACTGACTATGTTGGTTGGGGTTCAGCAGCTTCTGGAGACTTTGTAATTGCACCAGGAATGTGGACACTCGATAACTATGGCTCTAAACTTATTGCTTTAATTACCGATGCAGAATGTTTTGAATGGGATTCAGATGCCACAGATGCAACATCTACACGGGCTACGATTATTGCTAATGCCCCTACGGCTTCAAGAGACGTTTTAGTTTCTACTCCTGATCGACACTTAGTCTTTTTTGGAACAGAAACCACAATCGGAACAGCAACTACTCAAGACAATATGTTTATTCGATTCTCTTCTCAAGAGGATTTAAATACTTATACACCTACCGCAACAAACACCGCAGGTACACAAAGACTGGCTGATGGTTCTAAAATTATGGGAGCCTTAAGAGGTCGTGATGCGATTTATATCTGGACGGATACTGCACTCTTTACCATGCGTTTTGTAGGTGCACCGTTTACGTTTGCTTTTGAACAGGTCGGAACGAACTGTGGATTGATTGGTAAGAATGCTTGCGTGGAAGTTGATGGTGCAGGTTACTGGATGTCTGAGAATGGTTTCTTTAGATATACTGGTAAACTAGAATCAATGGACTGTTTNGTNGAAGACTATGTTTATGACAGTATCAATACAACTTCAAATCAACTTATTAATGCAGGCTTAAATAATCTATTCGGAGAAATTATGTGGTTTTATTGTAGTAGTGGATCCAATGTTGTGAATCGAATGGTCTGTTATAATTACATTGACTCTTCTTCTCAACGAGGAATTTGGACGACAGGAAGTTTAAACAGAACTGCATGGGAAGACTCCGCGGTCTTTGGTAAACCTCATGCTACTTATTATAATATTGATGGAACTCAAGCTGCAACGTCTGGAACGTATGTAGTGGGAAACACAGAAGGAGTCTCAACTTATTTTGAACATGAAACAGGGAACAATGAAGTATCTGGAGGAAGTATCACTGCGATTACTTCTAACATTGAATCAGGAGATTTTGATATTACTCAAGATCAAAAACAAGGTGTAACGTTTAGAGGAGATGGTGAATACTTCATGTCGATCAGAAGATTTATTCCAGTACTTTTTAACTCAAACAGGCACCACAAGAGTGACTTTATATTTAAGAGATTACCCCAATGCTTCTCAAGTAAGTTCAACACTTGGACCTTTTGATATTACATCAAGTACATTGAAACAAGATACCAGAGCTCGTGCAAGATCAGTTGCGGTTAAAGTAGAAAACACCGGGAAGAATGAAGATTGGAAACTAGGAACTTTTAGGTTAGATGTACAAGCTGGAGGAAGAAGGTAATGCCTTTTCAATCAGAAAAACAAAGACGATACTTATGGGCCAACGAGCCAGAGATTGCTCGTGATTGGACTGATACCTATGGTAGTCGTGTTAAAAAACAAGCAGGCGGAATCACAGAAACTATTTTAATGCAATTAGCAAAGACTTATGTAATGAGAAAAGCTATGGAAATGCTTGGAATGGGAATAGATTCTGATCAAGGAAATTTAAACTTCGGACCAATTAGTTTTAACCCTGGAAAAGCTCTCACTCGCTTTGGACTTAATAAAGTTTTTAGTGGGTTGACTAGAGGATCAGGCATAGGATCTTTAGGGGCGCTAGGTCCCATTGGCGCCATTGCGGGTATAGGTTATTTATTAAATAAAAACAGATTAGGTTTAACAGGATATACTACTCAACGAGGTTATGAAAAAGCAAGGCAAGATCGAATTAATATGAAGAGACAATCTAATATTATCAAGACTCTTCAAAGCGGAAAATATGTACCGGGCTGGGACAAGACAGCATTTGATAAAGTACAAAAATTAGGAGAAAATTTAAATTTAGTAGATGCAGCTGATGTAGGTTTAACAGGAAGATCAAAATCTAAACCACGTGCACCTGTCGGTCCTCCTCCTGGTGGTGGCCCACATGGCAATGGTGGAGGAAATCAAGGAAATCAAAGTAGCCGTGGAGAAGCTCCATCACATTCAACAAGAGACTTAATGGCTTATGGAGGCTTAGCAGGTTTATGGCAAAGATAGTACAGGTATTAACCAGACAAGGTGAAGAGTATAGTGATACAGTTGCTAACTCTTTGGTCAGAGACTTAGACGGAATTGTACAAAAACTTAATTCGACTTATCAACAAGAACTAAAAGAGGAAGTAGAAGCTAGAAACTTCTTTCTAATGTAATGGCAATAGTTAATCAGTATAAATTTTTAGGAACAAACGTAGCAACCACAGATGAAACTACTTTATTAACACCTGCGGTAGCCAGTTCCGGAGCGGTAGAAACCGTTATTATTAAATCATTTAGAGTGACGAATAACACAGGAAATACTCCAACGATTACTATTAAGAATGGCACAACCAATATTGTGAATGCTCAAACGTTAACAGCCAGTGCCAGTACCGAAATTTTAACG